CGAGCACCGCACCGCGGGCAACGCAGATACCGCTGCCGCTCATCGCCCACCGGGCGACTCGACCGCGTCCGCAATCGTTCCCCGCAGGTGCAGCGAGCGTCAGACACGGCGAAGCCTCAAGGCTGCGGCAGTTGCCGCATCACGGATCAGCGAACGCTTGGCAACCTTGACGGCCACCGCCTCGGGCTCGGGCTGCGACTGCAAAGCCAGCCAGGCTTCATAGGAACGCATCGCAACAGAAGCAGAGGTGGCGGGGTACGCCGGCACTAAGACAGGCCCCACGTCATACAGCCCGCTCACCTCTCGGATTTGCCGCACGGCTTTGCCGTCATCGCCCTGGCGGAAACCTTCACCGCTCTTGTCCACCGTGAAGGCGAACGACGAACCGCGCACATCGCGCCGCTGGATTAACTCCATCACGTCGCCCCGGCTGACCGGCGGCGTCACGACGTACCGCAGCCCCTTCTCGTCAGACGAGAGTTCGAGTGTGCCGCTGGACGTGCGGCCCAGCACGATGTTGCTGTCGTGGTTGAACAGGGCAACCACGTCCTGCCGGCCACGCTGGCGGGTGAGAATCTTGTCAAACGCTCCCGGCAGAATCTCCTCGCGGAAGCCGCCCAGGTCGAGAGAAAGCCGATTGTAGACGGCAGCGTAGCCGATGATCGCGGCCCGGCCATCGGCCCGGCTTTCCACGATCAGTTCTTGCTCGTCCTCAAAGGCGAAGTCGCGGCGTTCAATTTCCATCGGTGGAGTCCTCCTGTGCGGTCGTGCTGTCTTCGGCATCGTCCTCGGGCGTGCCGTCCATCGGCTCGGGCGGGGCTGCCGGCTGCTCCTGGCCGACCTTGTCGAGCGTGGTCATGTTGAGTTGCACGAAGTGCTTGTCACCTTCCGGCCCGATGGGGTTCAGGTTCTCAAGCTCCCGGATCTCGTTTATCGTCATCCAACCGTTTTGCAGGGCGCTGACGTAGTAGGCCGACCGGCTCGCGTGGTCGCCGCGGAGCAGGCCGCTCACCGAGTGTTCCGCGAAGTACCGCTCGTCATCCACGATCAGGTCGCGGCTGATCGCGGCTTCCCACCGCTTGAGATGCGGAAGCAGGCAGTGCTGCACGAACTCGGTGCCCTGCACCTCGATGTTGCTGTACGTCGAGCGGGTCAGGTCTTGGATCATGTGGGGCGGCACGCGGAACGCACGGCAAATCTCGATCACTTGGTACTGCCGCGTCTCAAGGAACTGGGCCGCCTCATTGCTGCCGCTGAGCTCGTGGGCCTTGACCCCATTGGGCAGGACCGCCGTGCGGAAAGCCCGGTCGGCCCCGCGGTGCATGCGCTCCCACTGCTCGCGGAGCCGCTCGGCAGCCTCAACGGGAATCGGGTTCTCTGACTCCAGCACGATGCCAGGCCGGGCACCGTTGCCAAAGTAAGTGCTGCCGTGGGCTTCGAGAGCCTGGGCCAGCCCGATGGCATTCTGGAAAATCTTGTACGTCGGGATCGCCTTGATGCCGTCCTCGGTCGTGAACCGCAGGGCGAAGATCTGATCTTGGCTGTAGATCGTCTCGCGCCCGCTGGGCTCGCGGTAGCGATACCGCAGCGTGCCGTCAGACAGCCGCTCGACTTCCATGCGGCTGGAGTGCAGCGGCCACAACTCCGAGACGGCACCGCGGGCACCTGGGCGGATCTCCGCATAGGAAGCCCCGTAGTGCAGGTACATGCCGGTCATCCAATCGCGGAACTCTTGGGCCGTCTGCCACGGATTCGGCTGCTGGTGGAGCAGTCGATACACGGGGTGGCTCGTGGCCTTCGCCTTGCCGCCGTTCGCCATCCGTTCGTAAACGTGGAGCGGGAGAGCCGATACCGCATCCGATATAACCCGGATGCACGCCGTGTAAGCAGAGCACGCCATTGAGTTGTCGGCGTTGACCCTGATGCCCGAAGGCGTGCGAGACGGCGAAACCTCGGGCCAATCAATGCCGCGAAGGTCGAACATCTTGAAATCGGCAGCGGCGTTTTCGCTCATAGACTGATGATGTCCCAGTTCGCTTGTTGCGTGGATGCCGTCGCGTGCATTCCTGCGGCCATGGTCAGGGCCACGATCCCGTCAATCCGCTCGTGGCTTCGCTGCTTGCTCGGCTTGATGTTTTGCCCGTCTGTCTGGATGGCGACGTTTCCGGCCTGCCACGTCAGCACCTCGTGGCCGCCGTGCAGCAAAAAGCCGCCGACGACCCATGCCTCGATCTGACGAGCAGGCGCTGACATGGAGCCGTAGCCCTGCCCAAACCCTACGACCGGCAGCCCATCCTCTTGCAGTAACTGTGTCAGGTGCGTCGAGTTCCAGCGATCCACCGCGATGCTGCGAATCGTGTACTTCTTCGCCAGGGCGAGGATGTCGTTCCGAACGTGCGTGTAGTCCGTGACGTTGCCCTGCGTGACGTTCATCAGCCCCTTCCGCTGCCATGCGTCATACGGCACCTTGTCACGCCGGACCCGCTGCTGCAGGTTCTCCTCGGGTATCCAGAAGTGCGGCTCTACCCAAAACGTGCCATCGTCCAGCGGGAACAGCAGGACGAACGCCGTGGTGTCGAACGTGGTGGCGAGATCGAGCCCGGCGAAACACTCGCGGCCCGTGAGATCGACGGGGCACGGCTTGTTGCCCTGTGCCCAGTGATCCATGCGAAGCCATCGCGTGTCCTGCTCTGTCCATTGGTTGAGGTACAGTTGGCGAAAGGTGTTCTCGTAGGCCGGCACCTCGATAGCCCGCTGGCATTCGCTCCGCAGGAAGTCGGTCTTGATCGAAACGCCCAGGTTTGGATTCGCCAGCGCCCACGTCTTTTCGTCCTTCCAATCGGCATCCGGCGTGGCGGAATAGATCGCCGGCAGGAACGCCTCATCCTTGATCGCCCCTGACGCCACGGCCTCGGCGTATTTCCACATTTCCCAGCACACGCTCTTGCGGTCGTGCCCCGCCGTCGTGATGTAGACGAGCAGCGGCTGCCGCCTGGCCCCCATACTGGTGGCCATCACATCGACCAGTTCACGCCCAGGCTGCGCGTGGAGCTCGTCGAAGATCACGCCGTGAGCGTTCAGTCCGTGCTTCGTGAATGCCTCTGCCGAGAGCGCCTTGTAGGTGCTGTGCGTCTCTTCCCGCACAATGGAATTGCGGTAGACCTTCAGCCGCGACCGCAGGGCGGGGCTTTGCTCGACGCAGACCTTCGCCATCTCGAAGACGAGCCGGGCCTGGTCCCGATCGGCGGCGCACGAATACACCTCGGCACCGGGCTCGTTCTCCAGAAGAAGCTTCAACGCGATGCCGGCGCAGAGCGACGATTTCCCATTCTTGCGGGGAATCGCCAGCAGGCTGGTCCGCACCGTGCGCGTTCCGTTCTCTGTGTGGAACAGCCGCCGCACATAGTCCTGCTGCCATGGCTCCAGCAGGAACGGCTTACCGCCAAGTTCGCCTTTCGCGTGCGTGAGGTACTTGTGGAAGAACCTCACCGCCATGCACCCTGAGCAGGTGCATTCAGCCGAACATGAGCCGGTCTTCGTCAGTTTCTGCCGGGGCTTGGTCAACGGCTGAGACTCTCGCCAGGGCCGACGCGGTAAGGCCGAACTGCTCCGCAAACCGGAGCATGTGTAGCCGAGCGTCTTTCTTCCGATACCACGCTGGGTGATTCATCACCCTACCCTTGTCGTCCATGAACGTGGCCCCGTGCTGCTTCAGTTCCGTCTCGGCCTTCACCATGTCGGCCAGGGCGTCGCAGTAAGCCGCGAGCGTGTGCTGGTGCCGTAGGCTCATCACCTTTGACGCCTCCAGCATGGGCACAATCCGCTCCCACTCCGCCCGCCCAATGTCGCACAGGTACGACGGCGGCTCGGGGATGCCAGCCGGCGCGTCGATCCCGCTCTTGTGCGGGCCTCGAACACGAGAGCCTCGCAAGCTCAAGATCGCTTTCGGGGTTGGCTTCCTGCCTTTGCCCATCACGCCACTCGGAGAAACGACGGGAAACGCGGCACGCCGCCGTCAGTCAGTTCTTGAAACTTGAACGTAATCAGCGTGCCCACCTTTGGCGGCTCCCGCCGCAGCGCGTCCGTCAGCCCCGACGATATGCGAAACTCCGTGCCATCTTGCAGTTGGGCCACAAGGGCACCAACGCAGAACGCATTGCGCCCCGTGCCCGACTCGTAGCCGACCACCGTGGCCTCGGCGTCCTGAAACGTCTTCACCTTGAGCAGGGTGCCGCTCCGCTTCCTCTCGTAGCGGCTGCCCGGCTCGCGGAGCATGAGCCCCTCGCCGCCTTCGGCCTCCACGCGGGCGAGCTCCTCGATCATGTGGCCTTGGCCATCGCATCGCCGCTGGGGCAACACGAACGCCGGCCCGCCCGTGCCCACCGCCTCGCGGAGCGCCGCCTGCCGATCCTCAAAGCCACCGAGCGCCATCGGGGCGTCAAACGCCGCAAAACGGATGGACCGCCACGCATCGCCGCCACCGTGTGACCGAACGATGCCGACCGTCTGCTGGAACTGACCGCGACCGATCCACAGTTCGCCATCGAGCGGCTCGCCTGACGGCAGGGCATCAAGGAACCACTGCGGGGCGTGGATCTGCTGGCCCGTGCGAGTCGAGAGCGTGCGGCAATCCCACACCGCCCGCACGCCGTCAAGCTTCTCGCTCATCCACCAGCCGGCCGGATCGGAGCCGGCCCACGTCTTCGCCAGCATCACGGCCATCACAGCACCTCCAGGGAAAGATCGGTCAGGCGAACGGCCGCCGGGGCACAGTCCTGCGGCGAGATCGTCCAGCGGTAGAAGCCGCCATCTGGATGACGCGACGGTGGCAGCACGGATTGGGCGGGCTTGCCGCCGTACCGCACCTCGATGCCGCCACGTTTCCGCCACCCGCACGCGGGCAGGTCATCGACCAGGCGGAAGATGCGGTGCTCGCCGCGCCCGCTGGTGTAGGTCGGCGTCACGGCATCCGCGAGGCCGAGCCGCTCAAGCAGCCGCCGGCCATCGGCATCGTCGTACTCGACATCGACAAGCCCGCCGTGCCCGAGCAAGAGCCCGACGTTGTAGCCCGTTGCAAGCCACTCCGCGATCACGTCGGCAACCGTGGTCGCCATCGTGTGCCAGGCCTGACCGAGCGGAACCTTGCCGCGCTTCGACACGCGAACACACGCCGCGCCGTGCCCGAGCAGCGCGGCCAAATCAGCATCGACACCACCGCACGTCATCACCATGTCGCACCTCCGTTGATCGCCAAACATACGCCGATTATCGGCCCGATTTCAATGGGGCATGAAGTGGATTTCGTGCCTAAAAAACAGGCGTGAAACGCACGCGGAACGAACAGCCCACAACGCACGAGAACACGCGTCACATGCCGCCGTTAGGGCGCGAATTAGCAGCCGCCCCGACACCCTTGCGCGAGCGGCGAAGGCGGCAGGCCAAACGCCAGCCCCTAGGGGACGCCAATTTCGGCCACGCATGCGTTACGCAACGGATGCCCCTC